TTCATCTGGTTGTAACTCATTTCCAGATTGCCGGTGTTAATCGGGCGCAGGTCGTCGCCAAATACCTGCTCACGCGACCGCATCCAGTCATCCAGCGCCGCTTGATATTCATGCCCCTGCGGAGTCATGACCTTGCGTCCCCGCATTGCCTCATCCAGCGCATCGGCCAGCATGTGCGGGGAGTATTGGCCGTTATCCATGACTGGATAGCCATCTTGAGACAAAGATTCAGCCATGCGGTCAAACGGGACGCCGCCAGTCTTTGAAAATATCGGCTTTCCCTGACCAGCCCGCTTGTTGAACTCGGCAGGATCAAAGCCGTACTTTGCAGCATCTTCACGCGAAAGCCCGCCATTTTTGGCGATAGCGGTAAGCATGTCGTCAGTGTGCGGGTTTACCTGCCCTACCTCATATCGAGGCGGCTGCGGCCTGCTGGGAAGGGCTGGCTGTGGCTGGCCCTGTGCTGGCCGCGCAATCTGCTCGACAACGCCGAGAGATTCGCGCACAGATCCGGGTGCTGCCTTGGTGACTCCCGCATAAACATCATCAACAACCTTTCCGATTTCCTTGACCGGAAGAGGCAGATTGTTGATTTCGTTGAACGGGTCAATGGCGTAATTTGCCCCCGCCTGCTGCCGATACTGGTTGTTCAGGTCATCGTAAACATTAGCCATGTTCTGACCGGCCTGCAATGTCGGCATTTCGCGCCCAGCCTGACCCATTGCCCAGTCACGACTGGCATCGGCGTTTTGCGTCTGGCCTTCTGCAATAGCCTGGCGTCGTGCAACCTCATCGCGGACGCGCTGCTGAACCAATGCCGCGCCTTCTTCGCCCGGAGCTATACGCCGCATTTGAGCATCACGCGCAGCCTTGTTCGCAGCATAGCGCTCGTCAAACGGCTGACGGTGGGCGACATCTTCGGCCAGTTGCTTCTCGTAACCCAATACCCGGTTATCGCCCGCTTCCGCGAGAATCTGGCCTGTAGTTGGTTTGGAGCCTTGCACGGTCGGCTTGCGGGTGGACTCCAGCTTGGCGATGGCCTCCGGAGCGTTTGCGGAGTTGTTGCGAAGGAAGTCGCCCGCAGCCAACTCCCGACCCTTTTGCGTGAACGGTTGGCGCATGTTCTTGGCGGCAGACGCGACGGCAGGAACAGCATTAGCCGCCATGGGCGCAAGAATGGACGCCAGAAGCGCCGCATTGCCGTTTCCGGTGCGTTCGTATGCTTCGCCACCTGCCAGACCGGACAGCGCGTTCATTCCGGCCAGTTTCGCGATATTGGCCGCGCCTTGCGTAGGGGAGAGCATGGTTGCCGGTACAGACTGCGCTGCCCAATCAACCCGCTTTTCCAATGGCGTGACAGGCCGAACCTGACCCGTGCCGGTCGCATTAAGCAGGCGCGATGCCGGGGAAGGGCCTTCGGATATTGTGGTGAATCCGTACCTATCGGCAGCGTCTTGAATCATCGGGCTGCCAGTGGCGTACAGCGCCGAGCCAACAGCCGCCTTGCCCATGTTCAGCAGGTTTGTCGGGGTATTGGCAACCGAGTCAACCAGCGCAGCCGCGCCGCGGTTCAGGCTGGAAGGTATCAGGGAGGCAAGCCCGGCAGGCTCCTGTTCAGCGCCTTGGACTTCGCGGATCATCTGCGCGAAACGCGAAGCCGCGGCAGTGTCACCAGCGGCATGAGCATTACGTAACGCAATCAGCAATCTTTCCTGATCGGCCATCACTTACCTCCAGGAGCATACATATCGAGCAGTTTCGCATCTTCCGCAGTCATCCCTTTTCCTGTCGGCTTGGTCAGGTACATTTGCAACGCCTGCTTGTCCTCCGGTGAACCGTATTTCTGGACAAGCCTGATGGTTGCCTGCTTGGCAGCCGCAAGCGCGGCCTGCTTGTCGGCAATCGTGGAGTTGAACGAGTCGATGACGCCTTGAGCGGACGCCACGCGCTGGTAATCTGCGTCTGTTTGCACGCCTGGGCCAAACTTCTGACCGAGGGTGGAGATACGGTCGCTCAGTGACTTCAGGTTAACGTCAGCATTGCGGTCATTGCTGCCGATGCCAAAGAACGCGCCAACAGCGCCAGTGGCCCGGTCAAGCCCGCCGTTCTGCCCCTTTCCGGCCAGGTCATACGCCTGATCCATCATCGGCAGCAAATCGACGCCATTGCTTGCTGCTGTGGACTTCATGCCTTTGTGCTCAGCCTCAGCCTTGGCAATATCTACTTCAGCCGCCAACTTTGCTTGATACTGCGGGTCCATTTTTGCTTTTTCGATTTCAAGCTTGATGGCATCAAGGCTAAGGCCCTTTTCGCGCAAGTAGTTTTCAATCTTGTTTTGCTCTGCCTCCTGCTTCAGTTTTGCCCAGTTGTATGAGGTCTGCGATTTGTTGTAATCGGTCGTCGCCTTCTGGTTTGCGGTCATCGGGAGATTGGTTACTTGGCCGGTGCCGAGATCAATGGAGCGGTCGCCCTCAATCTTCGGCATCCCACCACCCGCAAAGCCCTGCCGCAGGAACGAGCCAAGGCTGCTATTGGTCAACCCTCCGGAAGGAATGGCCCCCGCTGCGCTTTGCCCCGGCATGTAAGGCAGGTATTTGGACACATCGACAGGCGCATTTTGCTGCGCTATCGTCTCGGCCTGCTTCTCCATCAGCTTCTGGGCAAGCGCCGCCGTGTTTGGATTCTTGGCGAAGTACTGCGCCGCCTGCGCCATGTCGGGTGCGCGGCCTGGAATGACCTGCTCCGGCTTTGTGATGGTCGGCTGCAATCCGCCGAGCAACTGACCAGCATAATCGGCAGGCTTCGGCGCTCCGGCAGAGGATTGCAGGACGCCGGAAACAGGCTGCGACTGTTCGCCCGTCAATGCCGGAATCGGGTTATTCGTCGGCCTTACCCCGACTTCAGCCGGAATACGCTGATCCGGAGTTCCCTGCATGGCAGCAAAACCCTTGTTGGCGTAGTCGTCCATTGCTGTCTTGTACGCGGAGCGCATGGCCTTTTCATCGGCATCGGCTTTTTTGCTGATCTTTGCCGACATATATCCTTGCAGCCCAGCAGCAAGAGCCGATAGCGGACTTGCAACGGATGCCATGTTGCCTTGGCGCTGCGGCATGACTGGATTCAGCGCCCCATTCATCATGGCCTGAGCCATCGCCCTTTGCCGGGAAATGGACTCGGGATTTCCGTACAGCGAATAATCATCAGCCATTTTTACATCCCCGCCATAATCAGGGCCGAGCCACCCAACTGACCAGCAGTACCAAGCAGCGAGTTGTAGCTGCCCACCTTGGCGTTGTAGATATCCATCGCGTTTTGGCCTTGAAGTTGCGCACCCTGCAGCAACGGAGCAGCCTGCACCTGTGAGCCACTGAACCCCTGGAACTGCGGCATGTTCGGCATGTTGCCGGTGCGCAGTGCGTTGATTTCAGACAGTGGCAGGTTGCGCAGGTAGGCTTGCTCCTGAATTGACTGTTGTCGACCTTGCTGGCCCGCGTTGTAACCCTGAATCTGCTCGCCAAATAACCGGGACTGCTCGTTACCCGCCTGAATCTGCGCTTGCATGGACGCGTCGTTCTTGGCTTGCGTCATGCGGTTCATCTCGTTATTCCATGCCTCGCTGCCCTGCGTGATTCCCTGCGCCGCCATGCGTGACCGTGCAGAGTTTTCGTCACGCTGGAATTGCGGATCAAGGCGCGACATCAGCGCATTTGCGACAGCCGCACGAGTGGAATCGGATGATTGCGGGAGATTAGGCGCATTGGGGACCTTTGACATATCAAACGGCGTAGCCATCTGATTGCTGACCCGGTCAAGGCCGGATGACGCCGTCGCTAGTAGATTAGTATTGATGCCTTGCCCGAGGTTGTATTGCTGTTGTGCCTGCGGAGACATGGAGTCAATAATGCGGACGCGGTCAGGGTCGCCGCCAATTCCGTATTCAATACGACGCGAGCCTTCGGCGTTGTCCCATTCAGGGTTTGATAGTTTGGATGTTGCGCGTGCGGCGTCGAGGTTTGCGACCCCTTGCTCTTTTGCTGCGCCTACATAATCTGGCGTTGCTGGGGCTTTCGGTTTACTCATGGCTGGCCTCAATATACCTGCACTGGTTTCGGTGCATGGTGTAGATGATCAGATCGCCATCCGGACAGCCGTCGGGTATACGCCCCGTTTCGGTGAATCCCAGATGCTCATCGAATCGCCTGGCCTTGAGGTTGCTTTCAGCCACAAGACCGATAATAACACGGCATTTCATCTGCCGGAAAACGTAATCGAACACAACGCGCATATATTCGCGGGTCAGCCACCCCGGAGCCGATGCGCAGACGTGCATATAGATCGAGGACCCATTGCACCAATCGAGCATAACGCAGGCGATGATAGTGCTATCACGCAGCATCCCAAAACACTGCGCGCCTTCCCGGTAATCGCCGCCGCCGTATCTGCGGCAGTAATCGCCCAATACAGGATTCCAATCAGGCCCGCAAACGATGTCATAGGCCATGCCCCACCTCAAACTTGAAGTCCGTGTTGATCCACTGCAGGTCGGTTATCCGGTTGGCAACTTTGACATGCATGGCTGCGTTGTAGCCAATGGCCGGACATGTCAGCCAATCCTGTTTGGCTGGAGAATATCCGCCAACCCAGACCGCCGACTCCCACAGCGCCGAGTTCCACAACGCGTAGGAATCTGTCGAGAATGTCGGCCATCCTGCTGGCGGGGTTTGCGAGTACTCAACATTGATTCCGATACTCAAGCCGAACGCATTGGCATCTGCGCCTTCCACAGCGATCACAGGGCGCAACAACTTGAAGTGTTTAAGTGCACCAGGATAACCAAACGAACTAAACGCCTGCAGGCATTCAGCCAGGATATTGCTTTCGCCATCAAGCAGGCCGTCCCAAGCCTTGCAGACTTTCCCGGTGGTTCCGAAATAAATATCTTCGTTAAACTGCTCCCAGCAAAACGCATCCCATCCGGTAAATCGACACCACGACCCGGTGATGGTATTCATTGCGTATTGATGGTTTGCCTGCGTGCTGATGGGGACATTCAAGATCAGCATGTTTTCCTTGGGATACGGAACCAACTGCCAGCCAAAGTTAGAGCCGTAGAAGGATATTGCCTGACTGGTTGCCTGCTGAATCTTGTCGGTGACTGCCAGCTTGTTATTGACGCGCACCGTCGTCAGCGCTTTGGACATCGGCATAATGCCGTCCTGGCAGATGATGAGCAATTCCGATCCCATCTTGACAAAACAGCGGCGACCAACCGGCGAACCTACCCAATAGACGCCAACCAGCGCCCATGTAGTGATGCTGGAAGGGTCATACCCCTTGTAGACCGCAATCTCGCCTTGCGATGAAATGAAAACCGCATGATCATCCATCCCATACCCTGCATCGATAGTCCATGTCCCCATGGCCATCAGGTATCCGCCTCGCCCGAAGACGGCTGAGAGGTCGAACTTTGTTGCAGCGCCACTAATGGAATCAACAGCAAGATACCAAACATTAAAACTATTAACCTCAGTGAACCAAAGACGGCGCTGGAACACATTGACATGCACAAGGCTGGTAGTTGTGACACCTGTAATTGCCGGAGTGCTTGCCCCATCGATTGCAGTCCACGTCGAGCCATCGTATAGCAGCGGTTTGTCATTGCCGTTCACCATGTACATGTATTTGCCGCCAGTGGTGGCCATGTTCGTGACCTGCCACCGATTGCTATTCTGTAGGGTAACCTCGGCAACCCCTACCGCGCCAAGCGTTGACGCATTGTAGATACTGCCGCCTGCCGCCGCGAACATCTTGTTTGTCCCGTTCGCTGCGTTGTAAATGGCCAGTGTTTCAACGTCATCGCCTACGCCGCCTGTTTCAATCCCTGTTGACCAGTCGGTGTATCCCTTGCGCACCATGACAGAAGTCGTGAGCGGGAAAAAGTTGTCCATGATTACGGCGTCTTTAATGTCCATCGCCGCCAGCGAATCACGCGCATTCCATCCTCCAACCGGAGCCGGAACCGTGCGCCCGATTGCGTTCGGACCGCGCCCTTTTGCCACGATAGCCTGTCTCATATCGGCCAATTCCCATAAGGCACAACGGTACCCGGCAGGCGTACAGTCGGCTGGCCGGTCATCTTGATGCTGGTAGGCCCCTTGTCGCGGCCCATGGCATCCAGTACACGCTGCTCGTACAGCCGAAAATCCTCAGCATATTCCAGCCCCTTGACCTGCTTCCAGCGCCAGATCAGGCCGATGGTCATGATCTTTTCGTCAAGCAGGCACGTGTCATCGTCTGCTGTGAATGAGTCCTTCCCGGTGACACCATCAGACGCAAGCACAAAGTTTTTGCTGACATACTCAAACGCCAGCGTCTGCAATGCGGTCGGATTCGGAATCATCCACATATGACCGCCGCGCAGGATGAACTGCTGATAAGGCCCTGTCTGCGGAGACGCTTTCAGGGTTTGCCAGTCTTGCGGGGTGATACAGCCATAGACCGGACGGCGCAGAGTGCGATTCCAGAAGGTATCCGTAACAAGGTACTTGAAATCAGTCCCGGCCAGCGTAGACATCGCGCCTTGGTCGTCAGCAGCCACTCCGGTAAACGTGGATTCCTTGCGCAGCGATTGCCACGCATAACGCTCCGACAGCGACTCGCCTTCCTGATTCAACAGCGTCAACAGCTGCATGATTTGCGGGTCAGACGACGACACAACCGCATTGGGCGAGACAATCCCGATGCGTTGCGCGGCCTGCTGAATCATGGAAAGCATGGTCATGGCTATTTCTTCCGGTTCAGTTCGGATTCCAGTTGCTTAATCTTACCATTGGCCGACTCAAGCGCGGCAGTCAATTGCTCGACTTCGACGCGCAGCGCTTGGTTTTCAATGGCGAGCTTGTTGCCGTTGTCGTCTTTGGTCTTCACCCATGCTGCAGCCTTATCCTTCAATGCCCGAGCGCCCATACCGATGCGGGACAGTGCGCCCTCGTTGGCGTCTGCCAAATCCTCAAGGGTCAGCACGTTGGCCGAGATGCAGCGCTGTTGCTCGGACGGTTGAAGGATGAGCGAGCCGCGAACCGGAGTACCGAAAGCCGGTATCTCGTTGCCTGCCTTGAACTCATCGAACGACCGCTCGAAGTGATCAATGAATTGCGGAGGCCATGACGGATCGCCGGAGCGGGATTTAATCTTGATTTCTTTGAGCCATTCTTCCGCGAGCTTATCAACGCAATCACGCGAGCCGGACGGCGTAATTAGCGCAAAGTAAGCGTCTTTCGTGACCTCGTAGCCCTCAGCCACAGATGCGGCATGGTCACGGACAGCACGGAGCGCCCACCGCACATACGGAGGACGAGCTTGATTGTTAATGGGTAGGATGCCTGCTGATGTCATTTCGGGTTGCCTCTAGACATTTATTTGATGAATGTGGGGCATAACGTGAAATTATGCCCCGGTTTGCTGCGTGACGGTTAGGTCACTTGGCCTTGCACGAACGGGAAATTGATTGACGCCTTGATGAACCCGGTGTAAGTACCCGTGACCGAAACGGAGCCTGTTGCGGTTGCGTTAGCAGACATCGTTACCGTGCGGAGATCGTCGCTGATGCCTGCAATTGTTGCTCCGCCAGCAATACCCGTACCGGACAGAGCCATGCCGTAGAACCAGCCATCAGCCGGGACGGACATACGCAGCACGGCAGAGCCGGTGATGGTGGAGCAGCCAGCCTTGACCACGGTTCCGGTAGAAGCCAGCACCGAGACGGCGCTCAGGATCTGCTTGCCGTTGGTGACAGCGCCGACAGTACCCGCACCGGTCAGGCCGAACGTAACGCCAGCCGCCACCGATGCCGTTGCCGACACCGGAAACTGGCCAGCAACACCAAACCATCCATACTGCCCTGTCGTCATTGGCGAAATCGCCACGGCGCATGGCGCTCCGGTGTTGGCCGTGTTGGCTGTGGCTGTGACGGTATAATCCTTATCCCAAGAGCAAAGGTTGCCCTGGGCGATTGTCCCGCCAGCCTTGCCATACATGAATGTTGCCCCACCCCAATACGAATCAACGCCGAACAACTTCGCGCCAAGGATGTGGTTTTGAGTGGTATCAACAACCCTGCTAAACGCCAGAGGCTGATTACCGATTACCGAACTATTTGCAAAAGCCATATCAATTCTCCTGTTAGGCCTTCATTACGCCCTGGAGCGAGCGGTTGCTGCACACCAGATTGCCTTGCCACAGTACCGGAATCACAACGGCGTCCTGATTCACAGCCCGCAACTCCGGAATCTCGGTCATGTTGGCATCACGGTGAACCGAGAGGCCAAGATAATCCGTATTCAGGAAGTAGGCGTGAGCGGTTGGGATGCCGCCGCCCAGGGAGCCGCCGTCAAACACGACATTCGCGCCCTTGTACTTCATCGAAATGAAGCCGCCGTCTGCCTTTTCGGAGTCGGTGTAGCGCTTGATGCTGGTCTGCGACTGCTCGTAGAACGTAAAGTAGTCGTTAGACATCACGATCAGGTCAGGCTGGTCACTGCCACGAGTCAGGCTGATATACAGCGGCAGCATCAGCGACTCGATAGTGGTGGCCGACGGAGTGATTCCTGCGCCGCCCTGAATCGGAGCCGCAGCGGACTGGACCTGATTTTGCCAGAACGTGAACGAGGACGAATCAATACCGCCCACTGTGCCAGTACCAGCATCAGCCACAATCGCCTGCAAGCCGCCGATCTGGTTGGTTGCGGTGCCGTCGCTGTACAGGTCGGCGCTCATGCCATTCGCGAACGAGTGCATGGCGTTCTTGATGCGAGCCTTGGCCAACTTGATGATCTGCGACTTGCCGGAGTTGTTGCGCAGTTCCAGGCCGGACGCTACCACGTTGACAGCGACTTGCTTCCACTGGTATTCAGCGGCAGAAATCACGTCAGACGCCTGGATGTTCAGCACATCGTAGCCGGAGTAACGCTGGTACGTGGCGTTGTTGGCGTATTCCAGCGGCACGGCAATGGAGATGCCGCCATCCAGAATATCGACGCGCCCGCCCTTGGTCAGTGCATTAAAGAGCGCATTGTTCTTGCTGACGTTGTTGGCAAGTTCTTTGCGGTGATTCCGAAACGTGGTCGAAACCAGTTCGGTGAAAGTGCTATTGGGAGAAGCCATAAAGGTCTACCTCTGAAAGTTACCGTTGATTTACCCGCTCGAAGACATCTTCAAGCGAATCTTCCCAAGACTTGGGCTTTTGGCTTACATGGGTCGGCGCTGGTCCCTGTGTTCTCAGGTTCGTCACGTTGCCCTTGATAGCCTTAGCTGCTCGGGTGGTGGCCTCTTTCTGACGCTTTTCTTCGGCTTCCTTCTGCTGTTGAGCGAGGATTGCTTGTCGAATGTCAGTGCGTTGCCATACCGCTTTATCATACGCATCCTGCAGGTCTGTTGCCATTCCCGCATTAAGCATCCGCCCCATGTCCTCCCGCACATCTTCAAACCACTTGTTTGCGGGGTTGCTCGCAAACTTCTGGATTTCCGTCTGTGCCTGACTCTGGGCGGTTTGTTGCTGCGCGGAGGTGAATCCGTGCAGTTGCTGTTCCATCTGGTTCAGCCGTGAAATCAGTTGCGCGTTCTGCATTGCCACATCGCGCACATTGCCATCATCGGACAGCAGCGCCTCGACCGGCACGCCGTAACTATGGACAATGGATTGCAGCACGGCGAGTTTCTGCTCGGGCGTACCGATTCGCAGCGTCCGCTCTGATTGCAATAGCGACTGAATTGCCTGCGTTTCGTTGACGCCAAGTGCCGCAAAATCGGATTGATACGGGGCGATTACACCCTTGATGCTGCGGGCGTAGTCGGCGTCCTGCTTGTACTGCTGGATGCCATTGTGAAAGTCGCCTTCCCGCCGCAGGATTTCGTCTTGCACATCGGCGGGCAGCGTGGCGAAATGGTCGCGCACATTGGCCCTCCACGAGGACGGCGGCTGCTTGGCGGTGACTTCCGGCTGCTCGGCTTCAGTAGGTTTGTTTTCGTCGTCGGCTGATGCTTCGACAGTGTCAGCATGGTCGCCATCATCAGCGCCATCATCGGTCGGCGTTTTGGGCGCAAATCGCCCGGACTCGTCACGGCTGCGGGTTGTTGGTTGTTCGCTGTCATCGCTGCCGGTATCGCCTGCATCGTCGTCGCTCATGCCGTCATAGATCGATTCCAGACTGGCATCAAGATCAAACGGCTCATTTTCAGTAGACATACGGGGTCGCCCTTATGTGGTGGATAGTTCGTTGACCAGTTGATTGACTTTCTCGTCACCCATCTGCGACAGGGCATGGTCAATGCCGGAGTCCAGTTGACGATCAAGCTCAGCATCAGCATGCCGTTTGCGCCGTTCTGCATCCTCGCGCTCGCCCGGTTCCAGCAGTCGGCAGCCATGTTCAGCGAGGTTGCGTTCGTGATCGCGCTTTCCGTTAATCTCGCGCCCGGTAATCGGGCACTGATACTGGTACGTTGCAGCCCGGACAATCATCGGCGCATGGCGGATCTCCTTCGGCTCCATGACCCACTCGCCGCAATCCGTCATCATCTGGCCATGGCAGAACCTGCCTTTGCTGCCAAATGTCTCTGACATGCACGTTTCGCACTTGAATCGCCTCATACGCTGACCTCGCCGCGAGTCTGCATGGCCCGCTTGTCTGCCGCTTCCGCCTGCACCAGTTGCGCAATGGCCTTTTCGTGGTCAAGCGCCATGCGTTGCTGCTCAACCTGCGCGTTCAGCTGTGCGATGCGCTCATCCGACTGAATCTTTGCTTGCGCCGTCGCCGCCTTGATAGCCTCGACCTGCTGCCCATTCTGTAGCTCCGCAGACTTCAGTGCCTGCTCATGCTGGATGTCGGCCTGCTTCAGTTGCTGCTCGTGCTGCATCTGCATCTGTTGCATCTGCAATTGAGCCTGAGAGCCGTTATCCTGCTTCTGTTGCGGGGGTGGCGGCTGGATATTCTCGATAGCCGCCTCCAGTTCGCCGCCTGCCTTGAACTTGCGCACGGCGGTCAGCATCAGCGACTTGGCGACTTCGACTGGCAGGTATCCGGACTGCACCGCAGGCCCGATCGTGGCGACAAACTGCGCCATGCCGGACATAAGCTCGGTCATGTCCTGCTTTTCCTGCATCTCGTCGGCCTGGATAGTGCTATCCGTCTCCACGTCCACGCGGTACGACAGCAC